AGGGAACCTCCCGACTGATGAAACTCAGTGGGTATTGTTTACTGCCCATTGTCGACATTCAGTTTCCTAACCACGGAGCTCATTAGCGAGGCGCATCAGATGCTCGGCTCTATACCTCTGCAATACTCTATGACGATCCCTATTTTTGAAATTTATTTCATAAGGGTAGTCAGGTATTGAGGGGCGTAGAAGCCGTTTATCTGATGGATTCAAGTATTGCAGTTTAAGAGCTTTTTCAAGCATTCTTATTCTGGTACGAGAATCCGTAGCAACCTCGTCAATGGCTTCCTGCATGGCGTGAGGATAATGATCAATCAATCCCGATTGGGCTTGAAAGTGTTCAGCAAACCTCTTCTGGTTTATGAGCAAAGACTTTTTAGCCTTGTCCAACTCCTTCTGAAAATTTGCTTTTATCATCAGGGCTGCAACTTGCCGGAAAGGTTTAATCCTCTCCACGAGTTGATCACCGGTGACTCTTCCGAGAAGGCAAAAGTTACGACCGGAGATACCCGCAAGTCATTGCAGTAAATCTAGTTGTGATATCACTGTACCGTGAGGTACATTAAGTAAGAAGTTACATTTCGCAAACCGCTTTCGGTTAGCTTTAAGTAGCGACTTAAATGTTTGTGGAAGATCACTACCGATTTTATACCCCCTAAGACGTAGTTTTGCTCATTCGGTAACGAAGAGCTCGGGCTCATTCATACTACTCGTAAGAGCAGCAGAATAGGCTCCAGTTACTTCAGTACCTTGAACAAAAATACGCTTGGCGAATTCAAATCCCACAGTAGAAATGCTGTGAGTAAAGGATACGCCTAGGGTCCTCATTATGGCGCAATATTCATTATATGCTTCTTTGTTGAAGATGACGAGGTCATCCCCAAGTAAAAGATAGTTGCCGATGGCAGCTTTTCTACTACCAAAGGCTGATCATACGATAATATGATGCACCAGGGCCATGAAAGGTCAGGATGACAGCGCTCCCATAGGCTGTCCACATCCATACCTGATTGTCTCAGGTGCGTCACCGTCTTTTGATCAGTGAGCCTTAACATTGTCAGAAACTTTGAAGTCTCTATTAAATATTTCGACTCAAGCAGATCCTAAGTTGGTCTTAATGTGGTTACCTATTTCCTCATAAAGGTAGTAAGGTAGCCTGTCAGAGGCATTTGAAAGATCCGCAAATCCATAAAAGGGTTTGGTTTCCTCTTCATGCTTTAGACGAGCTATCCTCGAAACTTTATCCTGATCAAATGTGCAATCTTCCGGAATTTTCCGTAGAATGTTCATAAGATCAAGGTGAAAGTCACCTAAGAGGCTTTGTGTGAACGAGTCCAACATTGCGAAAATCCGGG